CTCTACATCGAAGTCGCCCCCACCGGTGGCGGCGCGCCCCGGCTCTGGGTGGGCATCCCGGCCGCCCAGGACTTCAGCGGCAATGTCGGTTTCCTGGGCCAGGCGTCGACCGGCGAGGACATTGCCCCGGTCAACATCGATGTGCCGCACTGCTACCAGGAAGGCGACACCCTGCACTGCACGATGGGCAACTGGACCGGCCAGCCGGATACTTACGCCTGGCAGTGGCAGCTCGATGGGGTCGACGCCGGCGACGGCACGGATACCTACCTGCTGGCGCTGCCCGACGACATCGGCCGCACGGCCACCTGCATCGTCACCGCCAGCAACGCGATCGGGACGGAGGTGGCGCCGCCCTCGAACCCGGTTGTCGTCGCTGATCCCGCAGGAGACACCCCATGAGCAAGAAGAAAAACCATCACGCCCACGCCGATGAACCGGTGGACGACCGGCCAAATACCGCTGGCCCGTTTGCAGTTGATCCGCTGCCCACGGCGATTGAACCTGTTGTCGATGAGCAGGAGGCGCCGGAGACCCAGGTGGTCCCGCCCTATCCGATGGGCGTCGGCGTGCTGCGCTGCCAGAAGCAGCGTCACCGCGATCACGTCACCGCCGGCGGTATATCGATTTACGCCTGATGCTGGCGAAGCCAATCATCATCCGAGCGGAGCGAGGGTGATGCTCGCAGCGGACCTCACCCGTTACGAACTAGTTTTAAAAAGATTGATCGCGATCCTCGACGCGACCACGTCGATGCTCGCGTTCACCCGCCTGATGATGCCGTCGCCCAGATTTCCCGACGATCCGGACCACACGCGTTACGAGACCCAGCGATTTCACGAAGTCATCTGCGCGGCGCTGGAAGAACTCGCTGCCGGGCGCATGAAGCGCCTGATCATCAATCTGCCGCCGCGCCATGGTAAGACCCAGCTCGCTTCCAAGATGTTCATCGCCTGGTTCACCGGATTGCACCCGGAACTCAGCACCATCTTCGGCACCTACAACGAGAAGTTCTCCCAGGACATCGGCCGCGCGGTGCGCGACATCATGCTGTCGCCGGCCTATGCCCAGGTGTTCCCCGATGTGGTCCTGAAGGACGACAGCAAGGCCAGCGACCGGCTGGAGACCACCAAAGGGGGTATCCTGGCCTTCGTGGGACGAGGTGGGACCACCACCGGGCGCGGCGGTGATCTTCTTTGCATCGATGATCCGATCAAGGACCGCATGGAGGCGGACAGCCCGACCATCCGGGACACGCTCTGGACCTGGTTCTCCCAGGTCATCGCCACCCGGCTGATGGACGAGAGCGGCAAGATCCTGCTCATCCAGACCCGCTGGCACCAGGACGATCTGATCGGGCGCCTCACCGACCCCCACAACTCTTATTACGATCCCGAAGAGGCTGCCGAGTGGCATATCATCGATCTGCCGGCGCTGGCGTTCGACGACGGTAAGGACCCTCTGCACCGCACGGTGGATGAACCCCTCTGGCCCGGCCGGTTCGGCAAGACCTATCTGAAGTCTCTCCAGCGCCGGGACCACCGCGGGTTCAGCGCGCTCTACCAGGGCCGGCCCTCTCCCGCCGGCGGCACGTTCTTCAGCGTCGACTGGCTGCACACCTACAAGCCCAACGACCTGCCCTCTAACCTTCGCTGCTATGCGGCCTCCGACCACGCGGTGGCGCTGAAACAAGGCAGCGACAAGACCTGTCTCCTGGTCATCGGCGTCGACAAGGACGACACCATCTGGGTGCTGCCTGACCTGGTGTGGCGGCAGATGACCGCCGAACAGACGGTCGAGAGCATGCTGCGCATGATGAAGCTGCATAAGCCCCTGTTCTGGTGGGCGGAACGATCGCACATTTCCAAATCCATCGGGCCGTTCCTCCGGAAGCGCATGCTGGAGACGCACACGTTCTGTTCGGTGATCGAGATGCAGCCGATCGCCGACAAGCAGACCCGCGCACAGTCTATCCAGGGGCGTCTCTCGATGAACCGCGTGCGTTTCCCCGAACGCGCGCCCTGGTGGCCGGCGGCCCGGGACCAGATGCTGAAGTTCCCCTACGACGCGCACGACGACTTCGTAGATACGCTTGCCTATATCGGGCTGGGCCTCACGCTGCAGGTGCCGGCGGGCGCCCAGCGCAAGGAAGACGACAGCAAACCCCTGGAACACACCTATGGCTGGCTCAAGCTGCAGCGGGACCAGGCCGAGCGCAGCGTGAAACTCGGCTATGCCGGGGGAGGGTGGTGATGAGTATCGGGTTTCTCTTCTGGCTGATCATGGTGATCTGGGTGATCTTCTGGGCGTTCGGCAATTTCACGCCGCAGGGTCAGCCCTATTGGAACCGCGGCGGTTGGCTGGTGGGGTTTTTCCTGTTCTTCCTGTTGGGCTGGGCGGTATTTGGTTTTGCCATCCAGGGGCCGGGTATTCGCTGACATGAGCGGCATGATGGGCCCGCCTGGGATGATGGACCTCGGCATGGGCATGGGACCACCGCCTATGCCAGCAGGACCAGATCCAGCCTTGTCCCAGGTCGCTGGCACCGCGCAGACCACCATGGTCCCGCGGGACCGGCCCACGCCGGATGATCCCCGGCGCAAGCTGGTCACCCGCTGGCAGGACCGGGTCAAACGCGCCAAGCGGCACTGGCGTCCGCAGTTCAAGCGCATGCGCGAGAACATGGAGTTCGTCGAGGGGCGTCAGTGGCCGGATCTGAGCAAGGAAATCGGCAAGCGCGATGACCGCTATGTCGCCAACATCTGCATCCGCCACGTCCTGCAGCGCACAGCGGAGCTATACCCTAACAATCCGAAGATGCAGGCCAAGACCAAGCCCAAGCTGATCGCGCAGACCTGGGACGGCACTGAGGCGCAGCTGCAGCAGGCCCAGCAGTCGGCCATGCAAGCCGCTCAGGTGGGCATGCCGCCTGATCCGCACAGCATGATGATCCTGCAGGATGCGGCGCAAGTGCAGCAGTTCGACGCCATCATGCAGAAGATCGGCCGCACGCTGGAGCTGCTCTACGAATACAACATCCAGGAGCAAACCCACTCGTTCAAGTCGTCCATGAAAATGTCGATACGGCGTGCGATCGTCACTGGCGTCGGCTACGTCAAACTGGGCTTCCAGCGGGCGATGAAGATGTCGCCCGAGATCGAACACCGCATCGCCGATATGTCGGAGCGCGTCGCCAACATCGAACGCCTGGCGTCCGACCTGGCGGATCGCGAGATCGAGCCGGACAGCGCCGACGCCGAGGAACTGAAACTGGCGATCCGCAGCCTCACCGCGGAGACCCAGCTGGTGGTGCGCGAGGGCCTGACCTTCGACTACCCCGACAGCACGGCGATCATCCCAGATACCAGGTGCCGCAGCCTGCGGGGCTTCCTGGGGGCCAACTGGGTGGCGCAGGAGTATCTCCTGACCCCCGACGAGATCGAAGAGATCTACATGGTCGACGTCGGGACCAGCTACACCGCCTACAACGAGGACGGAAATTCGACCGGCTACGAACCCACCGGCGAGCAGCACTACAGCGCCGGCTACGGCGATGGCCGGGACGACGGGACCAGCACCGTCCTCTGCCTGGCCTGCATCTGGGAGATCTACAACCGCAAGGACGGCACGGTGTATGTTGTCTGCGACGGTTATCCCGAGTTCCTGCAGGAGCCGACCACCCCGGAGGCCGAGATCACCCGGTTCTGGCCCTGGTTCGCCATCGTGCTGAACGAGGGTTACGACTTAAAGACCCTCTATCCCCAGTCCGACATCGACCTGATCCGCGACATGCAGCTGGAACTCAACCGGTCCCGCCAGGGCCTGCGTGAGCATCGCCGGGCCAACCGGCCCAAAACGGCGGTCGCGGCCGGCTTGCTCGAGGAACCCGACCTCGAGAAGCTCCGCACTCACCCGGCGAACGCCCTGCTCGAGCTAAACGCTCTGGCCCCCGGCCAGAAGATCGATGACGTCCTACAGGTCATCAAGATGCCGCCGATCGACGCCGCGGTGTATGACACCGCCCCGGTGTTCGAGGACGTCCTGCGGGTTCTCGGCTCCGATCAGGCGGACCAAGGGACCACGTCGGGCAACGCCACGGCGACCGAGGTCTCGGTGGCGCAGTTCTCGCAGAATACCGATCTGACCTCGACGGTGGACGACATCAACGACACCATGACCGAGCTGGCGCAGGCGTCGTCCCAGATCCTCGTCCTCAACGTGTCGCCTCAGACGGTCACCAAGGTGGTGGGACCAGGCGCGGTGTGGCCGGCGCTGGACCCGCAGTCGGTGGCCGACAATGTCTGGCTGGAGGTGGACGTCGGCGCCAATGGTCCCGCCAACCGCCAGGAAGATGTTCAGGTCCTCACCCAGCTGATCCCCCTCTTGCAGCGCATTCCCGGCATCTCGCCGGAGTGGTTGGCGCGGCAGCTGATGCGCCGCATGGGCGACGACATCGACCTGACCGAGGCGTTCGCCGAAGGCACCCCCAGCATCGAGGCGCTCAACCAGCTGATGGGGCGGCCACAGGCGGCGCCAGGGGCGCCAGGCGAGGCACCAGGGGCGCCTGGTCCCGGAGCAGGCCCTGGTCCCACCGGGGCCGGCCGGGGACCACCACGGCCCCCAGGGCCGGGCCAGGACCCCACTGCGCAGGGACCGGCCGGGATGGCCAACGCGATGACGGGACCGGGCACCCAAGGCCCTCTCGGGCCGCACGTCCCGCCACTGCAGGTCTACGGCGCCAACGGCAACCGTCCGGGGACCGGTGGTCCTGCCCGCGTGCCGGGCCGCAGCCAGGGCATGCCCACCCCCTAGATGACTGACCAGGAACGCACCAACGGGCTTCTGGCATCGATTTCCGAACGCCTGATCCGCGTGCTGCCGCCAGCGTTCCTGTTGCTGCTCATCCTCAACGCGATGTTTATGCTGATATTCTGGTGGGTCTACGACCACAACGTGGTGGCGCGCACCGAGATCTTGAACAAGATCGTCGAGAAGTGCCTTTTGCGCTCCGGATCATAACACCGCTATAACGACAACGCCGGTCAGGACGGGCCTGGCCGGCGTTTCGGAAGGAGCAAGTGATGGTAGGACATCACAAGTTCCTGCCGTTGATCATGGTGGTCTTGCGCATCCGCGTCAAGATCATCATCCGGCGGTAGGGCGGGCGCCGTCAAGGGGCAACCTTTGGCGGCGCCTTCCCCC